TATCCGATAGCATCAAGTCATTGGCCTTGGCCATATGCTCCAATGCATCCATAGGTAAGTCTTTCTTAGCAGGGCAGCACTCGTCATACCATTCGTCAATTACCGGCTTCTTCATCTTTCTAATATCTGCTAGTGATTGACTTAGTATGTAACCCCTCGAATCGCGCCATATGTTTAGCGCGTCCGTGAGTTGCGTGTAGTAGTCTTCATCCGTATCACCATCCCAAGCAGCGCCTATAATTTCCTCGTCAATACAATCGCAATTATTGCTCCCTGCGGACTTGATAAATGCGTCTCTCTCGGTCATAACTCCCTCGCTTTCATTTCGGCTTGTAATTCTTCGTCCTTGTAACTTGCATACCCAACAAAGCCATTCTCCAGTAATAACCATAGGTAATCATTGCGCGCCTGTGGTGAATGCCAATCGGTAAGATCATCGTTAATCAACATCTCTATCATGTCTTTGCGGTTCATTTGTAAGGTTCCTCCCATTTAGTTAAAGGTGTCTCTCTTGCCATCTGGATCGCGTCCTGCGGGTCTTTTGCCATCAGTTTGATGCGGTATCCGTATGTGTTAATGACTTCGTGTAATACGTATTCACTGTTACTGTCCCTGTCTAAGCAATTTGCAATCATGATATTGCCTCCGTTATGTATCTGCGAACTGTATCCATGTCTTCAACTGAAACGCTCCATTCGTCAGCGTTCCCCCCATCTAAACAAAGTCCGCTATCAGGATGGCCGCCAAAAAAGCCCTCGTGTCCAAGCAGCGTTCCAGCATAATATCGCCTGATGAATTGGCCAAATTCCGAGTGCGGATACCGTGAGTCATAAAATTCAACCATTGGCCTTTCGTCGTCGTGGGTCAAACAAAAATCACGGCCAAATTTGTCCCCATTTTTAACGACTCGAACATTAAATTTATCTACCTTAATCATGCTCGCCCCTTTCTCTAGAATCTTCCAGCGCGTTAAAATAAATCTGAAGCTCCTCTTGTATATTTTCTGGCAGCATATTCATAAGGTTCTCTACCCTCCCATCACTCCAAAGAATGTTTAAGCTGGAATCTACAATCTGATTTTTTTCCATGACTGCCCCTTACCAGTTAGCGTATTTAGAAAAAGCTTTTTTGTATTCAGCGTGGTTTTTAAATTTCCCTTTCTCTTTGCAGTAATCTAAAAACTCATCGCTCATAAAAAAACCTTGTGCTAGTTCGTCATGCGACTTTCCAAGATCTTTATAATCCTCACCCGCGTAGGATCTTTTTAAAACGAATTTAATATTTTTCCATTCCTTTTCGTCGTAACCTTCGAGCATCAAATTGATGCCATTGACACGGGCATATCCATCATAAATGCCCTCGACCTTTAACCCGTTTGGATATAAAGCGACAACTTCGGCCAGATCCATATCTTTATATGATGAAGTGACCGGTAAGTGTGTCTTTGCACATGTTTTGCTAATGAATCCCATAAAACCCCCTTATAAAATAAAAAGAACAACAAAGAATAACCAAATAAATGCGACGCAAAGCGCAGGGAAAGTGATAAAAAACAACAAGCTGGGCGGCCTCTCCCCGAATTTTTCCCCCCGTGTTAGCAGCTCTCGGCTGCGGTAGCTGCTCATTGCACCCCCTCGTAGATCTGTGCAGAGTGCGCCAGATCCTCGACCATGCGAGCGATTGATGAATACGGCAAGCCGGAATAAGCCCCGTTTACTTGAATTTCCAGATCATCAAATAATTGCTCCAAACCCTCCTGTCCGCGCAACCTTTCATATAACGCCATTGCTGGCGTCGATCCCCTCCAGTCTGAAATAACCACGTTCAGCGCAAACCTTTTCCACTTATCCTTGAGCATGCGTCCCCCTATATTTCATCGTAGCGCCTCAAGTGAATTGATTGAAACCCAACCAATAATCGACCCGCTTAAATCTTTAACCAGTGCCTCAGCCCCTTTTCTTTTCACGACCCTGAGCCTAAAACCGTGCGGCAATCCGTATTTACGCAGATCTTCATCTGTTGGCTTGAATTGATAGATCATAATTTCCCCCCTAGTGAAGTTTATAAGATATTGCTTTTATCGATTTATCCCAGCATGCGCGGCAATCCCCGCATTTATTCCCGCGCTTGGGCGCCACGCATTCGATCCCTACGGGCGGTAGCTTGTGATGCACATTGCCGACCAGCGCGCCCTTTGCTGGCTTGTCTGGAAACATTGCGCTGAGCCTGATTGTGAGATTTTTCGGGGCGCTTACGTTTTTGACTAACGCATACTCTCGCGTAGGCAACCAGTGCTTGGTTTTTGGCGTTAGCTCGCAAACCTGAATTATCTTTTGCAGGTGTTCAGGGCTGGCCAAATCGCCTGAGTCATGCCATCTAAAGTATTCGTCATCACCGATTAGCGCCACCATCGCGTCAACCCATTGCGGATCGCTAATAGACTCAAGGCGGGCGTGTTGCGCGGGTTCAATATTGCCGGCATGCTTTAAATACATACCGCGCCCAGCGTAGCAGGTGGAGCAGATCGAACCCTTAACCCCTGCCATCCGATACCCCACGCCACAGGCAACAATCGGCAGCGAGTAGGACGCACAGGGCATTTTGCTGGTGCGGGTGAGGCCTCCGGTAATTGCTGCAGCTTGCTTTTTATTCATCTGCAGCCCCGACATAATTTAGATTCACTTTGCAGCAGCTGTCGTGCAGGCCTGATATCTCGCAGCGCGCAAAATCTGGGCTTTCGTCGATAACGTCCCAAATACCGTAGGCTGGCGGGTGCTGGGGCAGCGACTCCGTAAAAAGATCTAGGGCTTTTATTTCGCTATCCTCAAGGCCTGAAAAATCAGAATTAATCAGAGCTGACAACCAGTGCTGGCCTAATGTGTATTCGTAAGTAATCATAATTTTCCCTTAAATGTTGCGACTGATGGTTATTTTTACGGAATACTCGCGCGCAGATACGCGCACAGCATCCGCGTAAACAGTAGAGCAGCCGCAGCAATCATGCTCACAGGTGCAGCCTGTCGTAAGCGTGTCATTAATAGCGCGCGATAAATTGCAACCCCGAAGGGCTGCAGGCGCGACTATGCGCTGGACGTATTGGGTGCAGTCGTCATTACGCACCAGCTGGGGCGCCAAGGCCTTAACAGTGCCGACGTCCAGCCAGTCATCGAGTGAAGCCCAGCCAGTGTTATATTGATGAGTAGCGCGCTTTGATAAGTTTAAAAGTTCCATAATTTCCCCTTAATTAAAGTATTGGCAGGCAGCGCGCGAGTGATTGCGCTTTGCGGTTTGGCGGATCTTCTGAGAGTCATAGCCAGAGTCGCGGTAATAGCTCCACAGTGCTGAAGCTGCGATGGAGGCGACAGCTGCGCGGTATTCGGTCGGGAAATACTGGCCAGTGCAGTAATCGATCGAGACTACGTCACCGCTAACGGTGATACTCAGGCGCCCGCTGAATGCGCGTTGGCTGGCTTCTAACAGTGCGTCGGCTGTGATGCTGGGGCGCAGTTCAAGGGCGCGCAGCAGTTCGCGAACAATATGCAAATCCTTAGTGATAGACCTGGCCTCCGCGCGATAAGCAGCCACGTCGCCATAATTTCCGAATTCTAATTGCGGCCGTTTGTGTGCGAATGTGTAGAGCGCGTCGATAATTTTCTGTTTCATATTAGACCCCATAAAAGTTATTAAGTGCGGTTGATAATTCTATATAGGCAGCGTCCAGCTCAGCTCTGTAACGGGCGTCCGCTTTAGTCAGGCTGCAATCGGTATCCTGCAAGTGCCAGCCTTTAGGGCGTGAGCCGTCCAGTGTGTAGATACGATTAGATAAGGCCAGCGCAGCGATGCGGCCAGATTCTGGATTAATTTTAATCATGTGAGATCCTTTCATTAAGCAGTTGAATAATTAGAGTGCGATTACGTTTTGAGACGCCTAGCAGCTGCGCAGCTGCAGCCGTAGCAGACTGGCCACGCTTACGCATACCAAGGGCTTCGAGCTTCACAGCAGAGCGAAGGACACATAGACGGTATTTATCAATTGCAGCGCCAGTGATTACTTGCATAATTTTTCCCCTTAGTAAACTTGATAAGCTTGCAAGAGTGCAGACACAAAGCAGCCAATAAAGCAGCCGACCCAGACAGCGATAACGATATCAAGTAAAGTTAAGTTTTTCATAATTTCCCCTATGTAAAGTGATTAAATAAACCTATGACATTCACCACTAATGCACCTGCGATAAGACAGACAATAGCAACTATTGACAGTCAATGCAACAATTATTTTAGCAGGGACAAAAACGGGACAATGAAGGCGCGGGGATCTGATAGCGAAGCGGAGCAGTCCAGCACACGTTGCACAATACACAGGGGAGCAGTAACATCCTGATATCGTCAATTCTGTATTTATACCCGTCCAATGAAATTATCTAGGAAGCAGATCAAGGAAGGCTAACAAGCCCAGCCGATGGAAGCCAAATTGAAGGGAGCAGCCACGCCAACCAAGAGACTAACACAGTCGCAGATCCGATTCGCTGAGCAGCTGGCCATGGGCAAGACCAAAGCCGAAGCATTCCGACGAAGCAGGCCAAACGGTCGAGAGTCTAAGGCCAAGCCGCATTCAGCAAGCCGACGGGGGCAAGAGCTGGCAGCATCAAGCGCGATACAGGCCCAAGTGGAAGCGTTCAAGGCGGCTATGGAGGCTAGGAAACATGCAACCCCTGAAGCCCTTCGCGCTCTCGTAATCGAGCAACTGACCGCGCACGCAATCAACGAGGATCATCCACCTGCACAACGCCTGCGCGCGCTAGAGTTGTTGGGCAAGGTAACAGAGGTCGCGGCATTCACTGAACGAAGGGAGACAAGGCAGGTAGTAGACGCTTCAGTGTTACGCGCTAAACTGCTAGATACACTACAGGCGGCATTGGGTAAAGGCATTAGCGTTCACGATCAAGCAGGGCGCTCGCTCCTGCAAGAGCTTGGGCGTGTAAGCAAGGACACGCAGGGCGAAACGATAGAGGCTGAGCGTGTTGTGTCGCACAGTGCAGGCGATGGCGCAGGCGCGCAGGCATGCGACGCGCGCGCAGAGTCCGATTCTCTGTGGCAGGCGAGCGCTCAGCCGGCAGGCGCAGACACTGGCGGGAACGCGGGAACGGACACGGGCGCGACCCCACCCACCCGCCACCCCCCAGATTCTAGCGAAGCTACTCCTCCCCCCCATGCTTAGTAATCCACTCACACGATCATGTATTTTTTACGATCATGTATTTTCGCCCTGTCCCTCGCCTAAACAGGGTAACAATGTTACGCTGTTTTAAAAAAGAGGGTAACAGGTGTTACGCTGTTTTGTTTATAATGTAGACTATGTATTAAAGTCGTATATTAGAAACCCCCCCTATGTGTTTGATTTCAAAAAAGGGGGGGGTATATATAAAATTTTTGAGGTTAGTATGACGCCAGCACAGAAAGAGATATTCTTGGTAATAGACGAATGGTGGAAAGAGTTTGGGTTCGGGCCAAGCATTGATGATATTATGAGAGTTACCGGGGACAAAGGTAGGGGGAATGTTTCGCGCAAAATGTGGGCGTTGGTAGACTTGGGCATTTGTAAGGGGTTAAAGAGACGTCCGCGTACTATACGGCCTAGTTATGTGAGGGTTAGGGATATTCAATGAATTTAGCTGAGACATTAGTAACAAAGTTACCTAATGAACTACTTAAGTTAATAGATAGCCTGCCTGAAGGTGAGCGGGCGCATTTGTTATCTGTGGCTCATGAGTATCAGCAGTCTGTTACTCGGGAACTTGGTCGGGAATCGTTTTTGGAGTTTGTTAAAGTCATGTGGCCGACGTTTATAAGCGGTCGTCATCATGCGGTTATGGCTAAGAAGTTTGAAGAGATAGCTTCTGGTAAGTTAAAGAGACTGATTATTAACATGCCGCCGCGTCATACTAAGTCTGAGTTTGCATCATACTTACTACCGGCTTGGTTTTTGGGTAAGTATCCTAATAAGAAGATCATTCAGTCATCTAATACCTCGGAACTAGCTGTAGGTTTTGGTCGTAAAGTGCGTAACTTGGTGGACGGTGAAGTGTATGGTGATATTTTTCCTAATGTTTCTCTACGGCATGACTCTAAAGCAGCTGGACGATGGTCTACTAATTTTGATGGCGAGTATTTTGCTATCGGCGTGGGTGGAACGGTAACTGGTAAGGGTGCTGATCTGCTTATAATTGATGATCCTCACTCAGAACAAGAGGCAAAACTAGCCGAATACAACCCTGCTATCTACGATCAGGTGTATGAATGGTTCACATCCGGCCCTAGACAGCGTCTTCAGCCAGGTGGGGCTATTGTTATTGTTATGACTCGGTGGGGGAAACGTGATCTAACGGGTCAAGTCATTAAAGCAGAAGCCCAACGAGGTGGGGAAGAGTGGGAAGTTATTGAATTTCCTGCTATTTTAGACAGTGGAAAACCTTTATGGCCAGAATTCTGGTCTTTAAAGGAACTAGAAGCCCTAAGAACAGAGTTACCCAATTCAAAGTGGCAAGCCCAATACCAACAGAACCCGACTTCAGAAGCTTCAGCTATAGTTAAGCGGGAATGGTGGAGAGTATGGGAGAACGACAGCCCTCCTTACTGTGATTTTACGTTAATGGCTTGGGATACTGCTTACGAAAAGACTAGCCGGGCTGACTATTCGGCATGCACGACTTGGGGTGTGTTCTATCATCCAGACGATACGGGAAAAGATCAGGCTAATATTATATTGTTAAATGCCTTCCGGGATCGCGTTGAGTTTCCTATGTTAAAGAAGATAGCCATTGAGGAATATAAAGAATGGGAACCGGATTCCGTCATTATTGAGAAGAAAGCATCAGGCGCGCCACTAATATATGAGATGCGGGCGATGGGAATCCCTGTTCAAGAGTTTACTCCCACTAAAGGTAACGATAAAATCACTCGGTTACACGCAATTGCGGATTTATTTGCATCTGGACGGGTTTGGGCGCCAAATACAAACTGGGCAGAAGAAGTTGTGGACGAAGTTGCCTCCTTTCCAGCGGGAGAGCATGATGACTATGTGGATACTGTTTCACTAGCTTTAATGAGATTTAGGCGTGGCGGTTATATTAGAACCGATATGGACGAAGCAGAAGACGTCCCTACATTCAGACG